AAACGAACATGTCGCCCATCTCCTTTGGGTTAGCATACCGCTGACTGAACTCCTGAAAAGCAAAGGAGCGGTGCCGAACAATCTGGTGAGCGATATCTCTGGTCGTATTGATTTCCAGGCAAGCATTCACCATCTCAAGTGGCGACCAGTGAGCATGTTTGATCAGGTATTTGATCAAACGCTCAGAGGTTTCCTTGTTCATTTGGTTGCTGGGGTTACTTACCCTTGCACAATACGCAATCAGTTCCTGAACATCATTAAGATCAAGCTCAGATCCGTCGGGAACCTGCGAGTATGAAATAAGTCTTACTGTCAAGTTTGTGATTTCCTAATATTTTCTATGTGTCGATCGAGGTACCACTTAGCCTTTTCCAAGTCCTGGATATGTTCTCCCTTGTATGGGGCACGAAGCATGTACTTAATGACATTGCCTACGTGGAAGTTGAGATCCCAGCTTTCGATCACATCGATGGCTTCGATTCCCTCATTGTAGTGAACAGGGTGATCAACATTTTTATTCATTGTTTACCTTCGTACCAGCCAAGAGGAGGATGCCCTTGTTCTGGAACCATTGTCCCAGGAGCATCCCCCTCTTTAGAAAAACTCTGGCAAGAAGAAACAATGTTCGTGCCAGAATCATCTTCATTCTTCTGTGCTCTCAGCGATCGATAGAACTTCGATATCAAAGTTCAGTTCTTTGCCAGCCATTGGGTGGTTCAGATCGAAAGTAACAACATCATCATTGCTCTCCGTGATCGTTGCCAAGAACTGCTGTCCTCCTGGTCCCATAAGGGGCACGACTCGACCTTCAGTAAACTCAAAATCCTCTGGGAATAGATTTTTCTCAAGGTCCGTTGTGTTTTCAGGGTTAGCATCTCCATAAGCCTCATCTGGCGTCAAAGAGATCGACTTTGTCTCACCCTCCTCCATACCATCGAGCGCCTTGTCAAAGCCACTGATAAGTTGTCCCGTCCCAACGGTGACGGTCATCGGCTCGCCCTTTGAATAAGAGCTATCAAACTCGGTACCATCATTGAAAGTACCTTTGTAATGGATAGTAACAGTGTCCCCACTTTTTACGACGTTAGTCATTTTCTTCCTCCTCGTCAAGGTAAAATTGTTCACAGACATCCACAAATTTACTAATGGAATCCCAAATTTGATTATCTAGATTGTCTAGATCATATTCTTCAAAACTATCATCATAATGCTTGCCAACATCCTCTGAAGACATGCTGAAGATCGGCTTGTTTTGCAAAACCTCACCATCCATAACAGCCACTCCAGTTACAAGAGTTTCATCCTTCTGAATGGTTGTCATAGTGATCAACCTATTCTCAAAGTAAGGGATTCTTTTGCTAGCTTCTTGGAGCCACTGGATAGGTGCAGCCCATTTCGTTTCCAGAATGATATTTGCTACTTGGTTCCGCTCGTCATACTCATATTCTTCAAGCTCCATCCAGCCAATGTCGCCCCACATGTCGTAGTTGGGCACAAGCTCAGACAGCAAGTCGCTATCATTTGTCGAGTAGTCAAACCGAAAGAACTCGTCAGCGTCTACGCCAAAGTTATGCACCTTAATGAAACTCTTAGTTGTATCCATTATTCTTCGTCCTCCGTCAGCACAAGTGAGCCAATTTCATCACTGACCATATGCACCTGAGACGCCTCAAACTTGTCATGATCATATGGACCAAACATTTCGAAAATGGTCTCGCCTCCTTCTGGTTGAACTTGGTGCATCTTGTATTCCAAAGCATCGAGCGCTTGTTCACGCTCAGGAGCACTGCCAGCATTATGTACTTGAAGCATTTCTAGTTCAAGCTCGGGAAAGTCCTTAGTGTCCAACTCAAAAGATGGGTACTCTCGGATGACCTCATATTTCTCTGCCCAATGGAACTTGAGTTTCATGTTATTCCTTTCCTAGGGTCAATTTGACCAGTTCAGCAGCAGTTGCCTTCAGGGTTCGCAAACCCTTGCGAGCACGAGTCCCAGCAGCCTTATTGCCAGTGGCATTCTTCTGGACATCTTCCTCCAAAGATTCGACCAGAGCCTTCAACTCTTCCCATTTGTTTGTTACATTGTTAGTCATTGTTTTCTCCTTACCTAACAACTGAGAGGGTTTCAAGTCTCTCTAAAGATTTATCACAATACTCTTGGTCTGTTTCACACCCCATAAAAGACCTGCCCAAGTTATTGGCAGCGATCATGGTTGATCCAGACCCGCTAAAGCAGTCTAGCACAATTTCCCCAGGCTGTGTATGCGCTTTTATAATTCTTTCCAATAATTTAATTGGTTTTTGTGTTGAGTGCCAGCCAGCGTACTCTTTGCTTGTGGTGTGGTTGTTCTTGATCCACACGTCAGTGGGGATTTTACCCAGGGCATTTAGTTCTTTTCCCTTGCGAACGCTCTTTGCCATCTTGTATGGCACACGTACCTCATCAGCATAAAATGGGAACTCTTTTCCCTTAGAGTACATCAAGAGGTCCTCATGCTTACGTGGGAATTTCTTTTTAGTTCTACCGCCCCAATCATACGCCCAAATGATCCAGTTTTGATAATGAGCATCAGGCATACTGTTCAGAACATTCAGCTTGTAACGCAGGAAAGTATCTTGTTTAGTCGTACCCCAAACGTAGAAGCATTTGCCTGGCTTGAGCACTCGGAAGCATTCTGCTGTCCACTGGCGGCACCAATTAAGATAATCCTCTTCGGAGTCCCATTGATTATCCCAAGCATCTTTGATAATTTCAAAGTAAGGGGGATCAACAATAACCAGATCAACAGAATTATCTTCAATTCCGCTCAGGTATTCTAAACAATCACGAACCTGTAGATCAATCATCTTGTTCTCTCACTACAAGCTCAACATCTGTCGTGTCAGTATCAGTTTCCATCCACACCCTGGCACCACAACTTAGCGGCTTATGGGGACTATAAATAACACGAGCTAGCTCAACTCCGTCCTTGGTCCTTACGATAGCCTCGTGAGCATAATCATTCTGCTTATAAGTCTTAACAGTCAGCACGGGTTTGTCAGTCCCGTGCTTCGTGTTAGACCTAATCACATGCTGATTCACATGAATAATCTTTTTCATTTAGTTTTCCTTGGTGCCGTACAGGGGTTCCTCTGGTAGACCCAAAAGCGCCTCACGCAAGGTGCTGGATCGCTTTTGGATGTCATTCTTGGCAGCTAGTTTCGATGCCTTCTTTCCAGAGTAGCGAGCGATCTTCTCGACCTTTGCAACATCATTCTTGTCAGTCAACTGATCAGGGAACAAGACCTGAGTGACTTGGAAGGGGACACCAGCCTTGTACAGAATTTCGTTGATGTTCTTGACCGCTTCCAGAGCCTGCTTGCGATCAGCTTTGAGCGACGGAAGGTTTGCTGTGAAGCCTTTTCGCTTGGTATAGATGTCGATGTAGAGGTTGATCTCAGTGCAGCCCTCCTTCTGGTACTCACGCAGCTTATCGTAACGACTATTGCTTTCCCAGTTTAGATCCTTGACAAGCCAGTTTGAGATTAGCTCCATGAATTTTGCCGTCATAGGCTCATTCTTTTCTCGCCAACCTACCTTGCCCATGATAACCTTGCGGTCGCTATCATACCAATCGAGCCAAGTCTTATCCTTCTTCTCGCCAGGCTTCTTGAACTCAGTATCCCAACCAGCCTTAGCAAGGCGTCCGATGATGGCATTTTCATCATTCGACTTCTTGACCTTCGTAGAAGCGTCACCTTCCTTATACTTGTTAAGGATCTTCGTGTGAGTGCCCCCATTATTATTTGGGTACTGGACTGGGTGCCAGATCTTCATCCAGTCCGACAAGACATCAAGAGTCATGGCATCCGATGCGCCCTTGAGTCCGCCCAAAGTTGGATCAAGCTTGACAGCTTGTCCTAACTGGTTAGCAACGTCATCCATGTTGTACTGCAAGTTCTTGTTAGGCGGATTAGGAGCAACGGTGCTGCGCAGGCGGCGATAAGCAACCTTATCAGCTTGTACGTAGGACCCGTCGTCAAGCTCTTCCAGCATTTCAGCGTCCAGAACGTAACGAGGAATATCCTTCTTGGGGAAAGCTAACTTCCAAGCTTCCAGTCGGTGGTGACCATGGAGAGTCTTTTCCGACTTGTCCGAGATTCGCAGGGTAATGATTGGCTGGAACAACTTGCCGCAGGACAAAAGGCTATCCTTAAGTACCTGCACCTGCTGCTCATCAACTTCATACTTGCGAACTTGGCTTTCAGTCAACTTATTGGGATCGACCTTACCATATTCATTAAAGAACTGACAAAAGATTCCTCGGTCGTCTTCCATCTTGAAGCGCAGCATACAGCCAACTTGTTCACGATTCTCCGCTAGCGTTGGATCATCGTGTCCTGCCTTGATGGCATCGGCAATTGCCTTCTTGTGATTAGAAAAAAGCTCTCGCCAATCGACGATAGCTGTAGAAAGATTTGCACCACTCATATTTTCTCCTTTACTGAGAGGTTATGTGCTATATTATCAGATTAACACAAGCTGTCAAATTATTTTAACAACTTTCGTCTTCTTTTTTCAGAGCCTCTTCAAGCTCAGAGATTCTGTAATTGTGCTGTAGGACAAGCTCATACATCATGCCGCAAGCTTCTTCCAGCTTTTCAAAGGCAGCATAAAGCGCATCAAATTTTTCATTCATAGTTCACATCCTTCGGATCTAGATTAAGAAGTTCTTCCTCGTCGATCTTGCCGTCCTCAATCAGATCGTAGATAGAGATTTTACTTTCTTTGGGTTTATGATATTTCTCCGTCAGAATGTAGTGAACCATCGTTGGAGAACATTTATAAATGTAGTGTGTTTCTCTGGCAAACCACTTGGAGATCTCTCGAACAGACATCTTGCCTTTTTGAGAGCGTATCATCTCAATATGTCGCTTAGTTAGCTTGTGGTTTTTCTTTTTAGCCCGCCTGCGATCTTTGCGCAGGGGTTTTTTATTTTCGCTCAAAATCTTTGAGACCTTTCTGGAGCAACTGAGAAACCGAAAGACCAGTCGAGACCCAGTCCATCCGAGAGCCACACTTCGGGCAGTGCGGGCTCGAAAAAACACTGGGATCAAAATAATATTCAAACCCACAAGCTTCTAGCAGTCCATTATTCTGTGGACCCTCTGCACTACACTTCCAATTTGGTTTTATTTCACTCATAACTTAAACATATACCTCTCTGCCAGTTTGGCTCTACATTTATATTTCTGACCATTGATGATCAGTCCATAATCTACTGCTTGCCCTAATTCATTCCTTGTCACTGATTCGATCAGACACCAACAATATCCCATGCTTATTGAATAAGGATTGTAGCGTCTCTCCTCAAGCCTAAACTCATGATACCTTTCTTTGAGATAATCTTCTGAATCGTATTTAGAATCGTACTTGACGAGAGTCATGCCACTTTTCAAAACCGAAATATACAGCAGGTCTCCTGGGGAAAAATCAGCCATCGTCAGACGGCATTACCGTATGTCCATGACTACGAATCATATTAGCAAACTGATAAAGCTGTGTGCCCATGTCCGCTGCTAGCTCCGCCGTGGACTCCATCACCTCAGGATCCAGTACTGCTTCAACAGCCTGCTTAGCGCCATAGTCAACTAACTCCTCAACAAACCGCTTCATCTCGGGAGTAAGATCAGCATACAACCTAGGCATCTCCAGCCCATCCTTCGCCGCATCTGTCACGTACTCTTCATAAATCAAAGTATAATTCACAAGTTGTTTGTTTGTCATTGGGTAGCACCCTCCTTATAACATTTATATTAATATATATCACAAAAGATGTTTAGCTTAATCCGAACATTTTTTTACAAATGCGGCTCAATCTCGGCGTAATTTACCCACCATGGCTCGCCCAAACCCGTGAACTGCACTTGACAATGGTTTCTATAGTTTACTTTTGGACCACACAACACAAGCCCTACTGTACCTTCGGCAATAACTTGCGGTGGATCCGCCGAGTAGATCTGCTTCCTCGTCTTGACCAGCGAGCCAGGAGCATACAGAAAGGATTCTTTAGTTTTTGTCGGCATATTTTTCGAGAATCTCGTAGAGCCTTTGCGGCGTCAGATCGGCATAGTGATAAAGGTTGTCAACGGCTCCACACAAGCGGAGCGCATAGGCTATCCATTCAGAACAATACCAGCGTCCTGTCCGCTTTACGAAAAATGGTGTGAACTTCGAGAGGATCATTCCCGGCCAGTCATAGCTGTCGCCTTTTGTATCTTCGAAGAATTTTTCTATGGTTTCCAGTTGCTCGTCGGATACGGGTACACAGATCATGTCGTAGTCTTTGCCAAGTTCTTCTACAGGTTTGCGGCGGATGCCTGCTTGTCCGAAAGGGGTTATGCTTATGGCGGTATTGTCAGGCATGATCAGTTCTGCGTGCGAGTATTTGCTTTGGGTTGTCCAGCGGACTATTCGGTTGTGCCAGCGTCCTTCACCCTTGTAAAAGGCTACGCAAATTTGATGTGGTTTTGCCGGCTTAGTTACCCCATAGTATAATAACTATGTCCCAGTGCTTACAAAACAGAAAAAAATTTGGCGAAGGCTTCGCCTACCTTTGCCTGCTGAAATATATCTATGGGGTGCCCTCGGTGTCGCCGAAAACCTCGTCGGCGAGTTGGGCGGACGCCTTGTCCAATTCCTTGTGCGCTTTTTCGAGGACCTTGCCCAACAGGTGGAGCGTGACCTCTGCCTTGCAGCCAGGCTCGAACTCGTGAGCGAATGCCTCCGCAGCCGTGACCCAATTGATCGTATCTTCAAGCCGGCCGCTAGCCTCGGTGAAAGAGGTGAATGTTTTGTCGAGAAGTCGTCCAGGTCGTGTAGCCATCTAAGCCTCCATTTTCTTAAGGGAATTATAGGGCACAAACTCCTCTTTGTCAAATAAAACTTTTACAAACGTCGCTCCATAAGTTGGAGTCTCAACAACAACCCCAACCCTCTCGGGAACGTCACCCGCCATCAAGGGTACACCTTCTTTTACTAGATCGCCTGCTTTCATTTGTCCTCCTAAGTGAGAGCGTAAGCAGTAAGGAACCCTGCCAAGTAAAACAGGGGATGAAGCATTATGTGCAAGCGCATTCTATCATGATAATACGACATTGCAAACATAAATTTAGCGGTTAGTTCTGCCGCTTGAGCAGGTGAACCGTTTTCAGTGAAGTGCTTTCGCCAGTCACCAATAGACTTCTTTTCGTTATCCATCTTCTCTTAGCCACGTAGGGTCCTTGACCTTAGCAGCGCCCTTCTTGATCTTTAGAAGCTTAGCAACGGGGGGAATATTCATCCACTCAAGATCATAGGATGCTTCAAAGTCTCCAAGTTGAGTTGGGATGCACCCCATTTTGATCAGCTTCTTATTCAAATAAGTAAATTGTCTTTGTGTGTCTCTCGTGACATAAACTCCAATGCTACCTTCCTTGAAGTTGCAGAAGAACTGATCAGCCTTGAACTTTCCAATCGCCCGAGCAACTGGCAAGCCGTCGCCGTCCTCCCTAAGCCGAAGCCTATTGTTCTTGCAAAAGGTTTTGAATACTTCGATGTGTTTGTCTGCCACAGATCCTCCTATCTTGTGTACATGTCTGCGATGTCAGCAGCCCAGGCGTCAGGCTTTACCTTGATTGGAAAACCCATCCCTTGGACCATGCCCATTATAACATTGAGCATACGATTGCTTAAGGCTGTCTCCTTTGAATTGACGTCAGCGTGGATGGTAGGGGGAGCGCCCGTAATTTCATGGACCATCTTGGCTGCCTCAAGGGAGACAATTGTTTCATGTAGAAGTCTTTCAGTTATATTATTAAAATTGTTTATCTTATTCCTCTGGTAAGCAACCAAAGCGCCACGTTGGTCCTCACGAAAACAAACCGTTGTTGTTATGATTGTATGATCTTTGTAGGATTTGCTGTCCGTCCCAACATGGAAAGTAAACTTACCAGAAAGGTGCCTCTTCTTTATCCTATCACGTATGTCGGAGATTGGAGAGCCTCCGAGAGATACCCAGTTACTCGTTGTCAAATGGTCCAACGTCTAAACCTTTCAGCCTCTCTTTGATCATAGATATTGTGATCAAGCCGAGGAAAGCTAATCCTGTTACAGCAGATAAAATAGTTTCTCTTGCGTCTCTAAACATCAATCGTACTTAATTCTGTGTCCGCCACGATGATAGTGCATATGGATCGCTGACTCCAACAACTTTGCCATTTGCAAAGAGATCTGGTCAGCAGACATATCTTTTGCGCCGCAGATATCTTCAACCATCTGTATCGCTTTTTCGTCTACAGCAATTGTAAACCGCAATACCTGAGAGAGTTTTGAATACCCTACATCTCCAACTTCAATCTTGGGATTCGTGATCATAGCTATCCTCCATAAGTCGTAAAACCTGCCTAGTCCTAGCAATCATATAAAACAAGGCAAACACATATCCAAAAGTAAATCCTGTAATAGAGTCTGAAACTAGATCGTACAAAACACAAGACACCAAGAATATAATTGAGAAGTAATAAAAACTCATATACATCAGTTGTTTTTTAGTGAAATCCCGCATACTTCCTCCAGATCTTTTATTGTTTCCTCTGTCACATCGTTGTATGTGCTCAACATCATGACCTCGTCCTCTGATAGTATAACATGGTCGCCATCATCACTTAAGTCGTTTGAAGATAAGTCCACTGAAATAAACTCAAGTTGATTGCTGATAGCCACCAACGCACGAGAGTAAACCAAAGCATCCGATATTACAAACTCAGCGTCAGGATGCTCAACCAGAGAACACAAATACTCAAGCTCAGCCGAAAGTTTGTCAGCGGCGTGCAAAATAGTTTGAAGCCTCATCCCGTAAGTCTGCTTTTTAGTCATCAGAAACCCACCCAGGGAACTTATTCTTGAAGACCCTTCTCATGTGGTGAACTTTTGCAGCGTACTCTAATATATTTTCTTTATTCTTTGATTTTTGCCAGTTTGGTCCACCATTGTAGCACGCAGGAAGATTCAGACCACGACAAGAGTTATATCTCCTCATCTCATTTAGGACAACAGCCGCAGCGACCACCGAATGTCTTGGGTTCGACATGTCCACTAAAAACTTCTGCTTGTTTTTATAGCCCCACTTCTTTCCCCAGAAATTATAATTTATCTGGAATAGTCCGTAGTCACCCGTATGAGATATCCTGCCACTTTTCACTCTAGATTCAACCCAGGCAAGACTAACCATAAAGTAGGGATCCTCCTTTAGAGTTATTGCTTGATCGATGATAATAGCAGCATTGGTTTCCTGCTCCGCATCAAAATACGAAGGAAAATTATAAGCCAAGAATGTAACTAATACAAACTCGATCATCAGTCGAAGTCAATGTCTACATCTACCCTAATGTTAAGCTTGGGCACTCGGAGGTGATTGACAAGTCCATGTTTCTTTGCTTCCTCGGCATCCATAAACCAGTCAGCATGTTTTCTATTGAAGACCTTTTTCTTGAAGTAATCGTCTTTCTTCCCGCAGTTGCGAGCCATCATCGTGAAGATCTTTTCGTCGAGTCGCTCGGCTTCTGCCACGTCTGCTTTGAGTTCTTCAATCTTTCCGTAACCTCCACTGCTCACGTCATGAATCATAACGGTAGCGTTTGGATCTGCAAACCTCATGCCCTGCTCCCCGAAGGTTAGAAGCACCGCTCCGCAGGACATTGCCTTGCCCTCTACGATAGTAGCAACAGGCAGTTCAGCGGCTTGGATCGCTGAGATCATCGACATAAGTGAATAAACTTGCCCGCCGTAAGAGTCGATAACGATGGGAATAACTTTTTGCCCGCTGTTGTGAGCCATAGCCATGTCTTGATGAAACCTCTTTGCAGAGTCCTCTGTAAACTTATTGACTTTCACAATAATGGGCGGCTTTCGCAGTTCCACGTCTTTAATAAGTGGAGAGATTTTTGATGTCCAAATCATTTTTTTATCCTTTTAGTAATTGCTTTCCTGTACTCAGATACTCTTTCAAATCTGTGTACCCACCTATAAACTTCTCCTGTCCCTCTGTTATCTCAATAACAAGGGGAACAGTTTCCCATCTGTAAGTGTTTTTTATCTCTGAGAGAAGTTCTGGTTGTTTATCCAAAGCGTAACATTCAAAGTCCTTTTGCTCTTGTGCGAGCAACTGCACTGCCATGTGACAATAGGGGCAACTACTTTTTGTGTATAGCCTAAATTTCATTTATAACCTCCAATTGAACAGGGTGAACCTTTTCATAAGTAGTTTCCGCAAACCTAACTTGGTAAAACTCTTTAGCTACGTAATCTGATGGGGCAGTCCTGCTAATGATGACTCCTACTGGATGCTCTGTAGTGTCTTTTATTTTATAATCTCGATCTTTACCGATACCCAGATAAGGGTAAAAGTAACCTACCTTAGGAACAACCAAAGAGCCAACTTTGTAAGGGCTATCTTGTTGTACTTTTTCAACAAACGACTCATAAGATAGCTCGCTGTTCTTTGCCATCATCTTGAGAGCATTCTTATAAGAAAACACCGTCGAGAAAGAAGTAAAGGTCGAGTTTCTTCTAGACAAGTAGCTGCTATTTGTGACCCATGTTTTTGATGGAAGACACATCATCTTGTCCTCAGAAACTTGGAACCTCTTTGACCCCTTGTCTACTGAAAAAGATATCTCTCTATAGCCCTGTGTGTTCTTACCTTCGTAAGCCAGATCCTTACACCAGATAAAGCGACCATCCCGAACAAGAGTTGCGTTCTTTCTATGGCTACCCTCTAGCACAGATTTAAGAAATATAAGCCTGCACTGATCTTTGTCGTTAGATACTGCATAGTTGTATCTGCGATTTGCAAACTTCTCACGATAAGGATTGGGGTGGTGGTGACTCGACCCATCACAATAATATCTGATTAGGTCGCTCCAACTAGGGAGATTCATGAATTGTTATCTCGCAAAATTCTACAAAACTTATCAAAGGATCCTTCGACAATCATTTCAGAAGTTCTGAAAGAGTTGCCATCAAGAACAAGCAAGCTAAACTTTGTTCCTTCGGGAAATCTCCCCTCTAACTTTTTCGCATGAACTGATGACGAAAACTCATATGGCTGCACCGAAACCACATAATCAGTATTTATTAGAACACTGCGAGTGTCGTAGACTTTCTCAAAGGCAACAAATTCAGAGCCGTCAGGTCGCTCCTCGGTTACTCTAATTTGTTTTTCATAGACTTCTGAAATCTTAAGCACGGGACATTACCTCCAATGTATCAATTGTTCGTACTAGCCAGTCACTTCCTTTGACGTGGACTTTATGATAGATATCTTCTTTGTTTATTAGGGGCTCGACCATCACCGCTAGAGTGGGCTCTTCAAGTTTAATCCACTTCTTGACAGTATGATTATCAATCAACATAACATCAGAAGGGAGATAAACTAAATCACCCTTCTTCAGGTTCGGAATCATTTTGTCCTTCCTTGTCTTGATCCGCAATCTCACTCACGAATCCGTCAAACTGCTTCATTGCATCGATAGTATTTCTTAGTTCCCCAAGATTGTGTACGGGCTGACCAGCAGGCTGCGGCAAAATTGTATCAAACCTAGCCCTTTCAAAGCCTGCCACCATTTGCTGATATTGTCTAAGCTGTGCAGCAGATGCCTCCACTAAGCGCAGAACTTCTGTGATACGACCCAGCAACTCTCCGTCCAGGATGGTGTAGTTAGACAGGATGTCAGCAGCAGCACGAAGATTGTGCTCTTCTGCACAAGCTAGGATAGCCATGGTGCCCTCAACTTGATCCAGATCAGTTTCAAAGCTAATTGTTGCTCGCATATACGAAATCCTCCTTACTAGGATTATGTCTCAGGATTGAGATATTGTTAAGTTATTTCTTTTTCTTGCCCGCAGATTTCAGGCATCGGTCTTCGAGTTTGACTTGCTCGCCGTTTACAAGGATGGTTGAGGAAGCGTAAAGCCCCTTAGCGTGGTTAGCGACCACCAGCCCGATCTGGTTGTGAAGGTGGCTGCGCTGGACCAAGTTGTAGTTGGCACGGACCTTACAGAGCGAGCCGACAGGGAAGGCAGGCGGCTCAGTCGCAGCAGCGATAGCCTTCTTGGCATACTTGTTTTTGGTGAGAGCGTTGAACTGACGCTCGGTGGGGACGAAATCCTCGTCGGTCGCAATCTTGACTGCGAGGTCACGGAAGTAACTGGTCGTGACGTAGTAGTTCGCACAGATGAGAGCGACCTCACGATGATTTGCTTTGTAGTTCGCTTCCCACTCGTTGCGGGCAACAATAGCCTCATCAGAGTAGCGCTGCTCTAAACGCTCGACGCACTCAACTTGCTTGGGAGACAACTTGCCCTGGTCATTGAACTGACTCTGGAGGGACTCAGCAAACTTGCGGTCACGCTCCGACAACTCTTTGGACATCAAAGACTCAAAGCGAGCAGAGCCGTTGTCAAGTTCGACTCGCTCAGCCTTTTGACGGCGTGGATACATCTGGTGCCAGTAACCCATTACTTGCTCTCCTTGCTGGACGGGATGCGCCCGAGTTTGTTGGAGCCATCATAGTCTTTGTAGATCACTACTTTGTAGAACATCTGTCTCTCCCTCCATAAGTATATTAGCATACTTCTAAGGTAGGTCAAGTTTTATCTGTCAAAAAACATAGAAATACTTATTGCAAGGGATATGAAAGCAAAAGCGACCAGCCCTAGAACTGAGTCGTCGTACATCATCAGACTTTATAGTCCCAGATCCAACGCCATCTTTTGCGCTCGGATAAATAATTTGGGAAGCGGTCATTCTTGTGAGCCTCTTGTTCTGCTCGAATACTGTAGTAAGCTGCCTTACCATCTTTACAATACTTGAAATAACCCCTAGCATAATCCCAGTAATATAATATAATAAAGCCAATGAGAAATGTTTCTAGCATCTGTTGAAAGTGAATAGTTTCGTGACGTTTAGTGTCTTCACTCATTTCCCCTCTGCTGAAAACTAGAAAGAATAAAGTAATAGCACCGATGTTAATTGGAGCTATGGCTGATAACCAAACTGGCACTTTACTATTCTCTATGAAAAGCGGCTTCCAGTTTTTCATTTTATTCCCTCCACCACTCCATGGTTTCCATGTTCTTGGCTAAATTATCTTTTTGTTTCTCTGCTATCTTCCACAGGTGTCGATAATACGCTGCGGGAATCAGACAGAAAAGTAATAAGAAAAGATATGTCATCCGCCCATCATCAAGTCCATAAAGTGTTTCACCCACATACCACCTGCGGCAGTAGCAACAAGCCATATAACTTTTTGCATGTTAGCTTTCCAGTCTTGCAACTTAGCAAACTCAATTTGCATTTCCTCGAACTGCTCCAGTTCTTTGTCCGCATGTTTCTTCCAGACCACTAGCTCTTTTGAAAACTCTAAAGCTGGCTTTGATTCTTGAATGAATTCTAAACGTCTTTGGCTCTCTGTTTCTAGTTCTTTAACCCTGCTAAACAATCCTGAATCTGGTTCGTAAAGGCTTTTCTTTACACCCCGAATAGCTTCAAGGACTTCTCGTTGCGACTCTTTGATATGCTCAACATCTCCAGCCAGTTTATCAAAGCCACCATTTAGGGACTTTGCACTGCTGATTCTGTTCTCCATGTTCTCAACTTTTTGTAAAACAATTTTTAGAATTTCATCATTCATAACGAGAACTCCACGTATAAAAAAAGACCAGGCGTAATTACTCTGGTCTTTTATATGAAACCGGCTGTTTTAATTAGTCTTCAGACCATGCTTTTTATTCACCACCCTTCTTTAAAACAGCACAATTTGTGGTGAGCAGCGTTCCTGCTGCACTAGCAGCGTTTTGAAGGGCGCACTTCACCGTTTTTGCTGGGTCCATGACACCAGACTCTATCAAATCTTCGAACTTTTCTGTCCGAACATTGAATCCAACGTTGGGCTCGTGGTCGTCAAAAGACAGCGAATTTATAACTATGTCTGAGGAGATCTCGGCGTTGCCTAAAATTTGAGTGATTGGAGCATAACACGACTCAAGCAAAGCTTGAGCGCCACGAATCTGATCTTCGTTCTTAGGAGACACCTGAACTCGGTTGGCGGCTTTTAATAGTGCCGTTCCTCCACCTGGAACCACGCCCTCTTCTTGGGCGGATCTAACAGCCTCAAGAGCATCTTCAACCCTGTGCTTCTTTTCAGTGACTTCAATCTCGGTTGCGCCGCCAATCTTAATGATTGAAACGGACGAAGACAACCTAGTGATTCGCTCTTGAATTTTATTAGCCTCATCCAGGTCCTCAGTTTGTTCAACGTGACCTTTTAGGATATTTATCTTTTCATCAAGAGCATCATAGTCCGTGTCCGTATCTGCCAAGGTTGTATGATATTTACCAATTTCAACCTTTTTGGCTGATCCAAGGTCTTTGAGCTTGACACTCTTCAGCTTATGTCCGCTGTCTTTGCTGATGAACGTTGCGCCCGTAACGACTGCGAGATCCTCCAATAGCGCACGCCTTTCTTCACCATACATTGGCGCTTTGACTGCCGCTATTTTCATGTTGTTCCTCATCCTATTGATGATCAGGGCTGCCAAAAGCTGCCCTTCAATCTCCTCTGCAACAATGACAAGCGGACGGCCGTCACGAGCCACCACTTCTAAGATAGGCAGTGCCTCCTCGACGTTATCTAAAGACTCGTCGGTGACCAAGATCAAAGCATCTTTGTATTCTACTACGCCCCTTCTTTCATCGGTGACAAACTGGGGGGATGCGTAACCTCCCTTGAAGGAGAAACCCTCGACCACATCCAGAGATGTCTCTAGCGAGCGGCTCTCTTCAATTGTTATTGATCCATCTTTGCCAGCAGTCGCAACAGCCTCAGCAATAAGACTGCCAATCTCCTCGTCACCATTTGCAGAGACAGTAGCGACGTGTCTAATATCCTCTTCGCTTGATACTGGCTGGGACATGTCTGATACTTCTGAGATCATTGCCTCGACAGCTAAATCAATGCCTCGCTTGACATCAATAGATGAAGCACCCGCAGCGATATGCTTGTTGGCTGCTACTAGAATAGCCCTAGCCAATACAGTGCTGGTAGTGGTTCCGTCCCCGCTAGTCTTTTCTGTTTCCAGAGCAGCCTGACGGAGAACCTCAACAGCGGCTTGTTCATAGTCATTATCCAGTTCTACAACACGAGCAACACTTACGCCGTCTTTAGTGATTACTGGATCAGCGCCACGCTTGTAGAGGATTACATTTTGTCCCCTTGGTCCTAGCGTAGATGCCACAGCATCAGCAAGTTTGTTTGCTCCACTAAGTAACTTATTTCTTATATCATCCCCAAAAAGGATGTGATCTTTACTCATTGCTCTTCCTTTACATTCAATATTAGTATTTCCTTGGATGTTTTATCCTTTGACATACCATAACTCCACTCAGGATATATGATCTCATAGTCTTTGTATAGGTCTAAAATAAACGGACTACGATTATAGGATATAATCCAGTTATTCTTTTTCTTCATTGCTTCCGCCAGACCATGGTGGTCGAAGCCTTTGTGGGCTGAGCCGTTCTTGCCGTAGAGAACTGGGTTCTCAATCGCATAGGGTGGGTCAGCATAAATGAAGGTGTCGGCATGGTGGCGAGCGAGGCTGTCCTTAAAGTCTGCTAGTTCAACACTTAGAGAGGGACATGCGAAGTTCCTAAGCCGCTCAATACTGCTTTCGGTGAATCGGTTATCTGCTGCCTGTTGCGAGAAGCCGCCGCTCATAGTCGCACCGCTAAACGACGAACGGTTCAATGCATAGTACATGCAAGCACGCATTTCTCTCCACAGATAATGTGTACCATCCATGTGAGTCCAGCCCTGCCTCTTCTGATACTTTCTAAACTTCTTTTTGCTGCACGGATAAAACAACGACTCCAGTAGGTGAGCCGTGCCCTCTGGGTCTGTTAGAACTTGCTGCCAAAAGTTTACGAGCGGCTCGAAGATCTCATACCCGTGGACTCGCACGCCCTGAGAGGCATAGTGGATTTCTATGGAACCTCCACCAAAAAAGGGGCTGACAATTTCTGTCAGGTTTTTTGGGAAATAAGGCGTGATGTGTTTGAGGGCTCTAGTTTTACCACCTGGGTATCTTAAGAGTGATTTCAAGTTTCCTCGCTTTCTTCGGGTTCAACTTGTGGTTGTTCGGGTTCTTCGGGTTCAACTTGTGGTTGTTCGGGTTCTTCTTGCGGCTGTTGTTTATTTAATCTTCTTTCCCTCTCAATCATCATTTCTACGATTGAGTCAGGGTCGTCGAGCGTATAAGGAGACTCTGCCAAGCTTTTTCCATCCAATCGGGCAGAGATTCTGAGAGGAGCACTTGCTTTAAAGAAATGTCCCTGGCCTGTATCGCTCGGGAACTTTTTATAACGGCCTGTCTTTTTGTTCTTTACTGTGCCACCCTTTCCGGGACGCAACTCAACAACTAATCCAACATTTCCAAGTTGAGGCACGGGTAAATTAGCGGGATTTGATGATAAATAATAAAGACCCTTGCCTCCTATCTGAATATAGTCTATTCCTTTCTTTCCATAGTGCTGAAGGATGAAACTCGTGTCGGGAAAGGCGACCCCTTTCTTACCAGTCATATTCATCTGACTATTGAGTTTTGGTTTTCCTTTGTCCTTGCCAGTTTTATTTAGAACTGGGTTTCCTTGTTTGTCGAGGAGGGGAATAGTTTTATTAGCCATCGCACGCTTAAAACCTTTTATTGTAGATTTAAACGGAGTTGCAGGTTCTTTACCTTTTTTCCATGCTGCGGCGTCAGTCCAGTCAGGAGTAACTAAATCATCAATAAATGATAAAATTAATTTCTCTCTCGATTGCAGGGCATCATATACTTTATTCTGGATATCGTCGCCTTCGAATGACCCTGTCTTTGCAAACTCAAACATTTTTCCTTCACCGCCGCCAGAAGGTCGCAAAGGCCAAATCTTAACAGAAGTGCTGCCCATCGGTGCTTTGGCATCTAGTTTTATTTCTAAATCATATGGCTTGCCATCTATAAAAAATTGAGCGTCAGCGCCAGTTGCATCATCACAAGCGCCGCCATCGCCGTCTGCGCCCTCGAAGCCGAGGTCATCTGCATCAATGTCGTAATAATTATCAACATGGAGGTCAATACTGTTCATAACAGAAATAATTTCTGTTTCGTATCGGCACCCTAAATTCTTATAATCTTCATATTGTACGGGATCGAAAATGTCGTAGGCACGACCTTGAGTGGTGAGAATATTTGGTTTCTTTTTCCCCTTTCCAGTTAAACCCGGTTTAGGAAGATTGGATGGAAGGCTCTGCCCAGTCTGAAAAGCAAACTCCAACAAGATCTCGTCAATAATCTCGTTCAATAAACTTAGGTTCTCTCCGATATTTACTTTCATGTCTGGTAACATCTCCTGTTGTTTTTCTATTTCCCTCATCAAGACTGGGGAGTGGTGGTGTAGGTCTTCCACTACATCTGGGCACCAGCAGGAATCAACAGCCCCTCGGACATAGCTTTCTACATTCACAGCGCTATCACCGTCCAGGAACATATCGTGAGAAAAGATTTCATGCTGCCTGTCATTCATCGACTCCCAGTCTCTATAATACATTCCATTTGCCTGAAGCCTGCGGTCAAGCTCTTTTATCTTTCTTGAAAACTCATCATTGACAGCGGGGCTGCCAATCACAAGGGCTACCTGATCAGGCTTCAGATCTTTATGCATGTTTTACAGATTCTTAAGTTCTTGTTGGATAAGGGCACGGATTGAGTCAAGAGACTCTTTTTTCATTTTCTTTTCCATGCTTTTGCGAAGTTGCGGCGGGACCTTGCTCAGGTCTTTCTTTTCGCCATCTTTCTTCTCGCCGCCTTTTTCTTCTTTATCGTCAGCAGCGTCAGCCATCGGCTCATCTTTGTCACCATCTTTGTCAAGATCTAAAAAGTCTGGCTTCTTAGCTTCTTTTGCCAAAATAGATTCGTATTCTTCCTTGATAATTTCTGCTAACCTTTTCTTAGAAATTTTATACTGGGACATGTTTATTCTCCTTGGGGTTGTAAAACTAAATATAAATAGTCAAGAGTTTAGGTGTTTTCTTAAATCTTTCTCTTCAATAAGAGTGTAGGTAAAACTATTACCATAGATTTTAGAAGAGCTTCTGCAAAGCTCCATGAATTTATTGTAGTCATCGACTTTCTTGAACACCTGACATCCAGCACTCCATTTGTTGATCAAATAAGATTGATCATATGGATTACTCCTGTGGATATTGATCCCAAAATAACCCTCGTCAACTGGATTCATCGTAGTGAAACTCTCGTAATCTATGACTTCATCCTTGTTATTATCTCTCCAAACTTTTACTTTCTTCCTTTGGACTAAAGCTTCATAGCTGTTTTGGTGTTTGCCTATTTGCCAAGTGCCCCTGTATTGTCCTGGGACAAGAACTGCTGTCCCTTTGGGGTTGATCGGATTCTTCAGCCAGTATTTGCCTGGGTCAGTTGTGGCTTGCCAGCAATTATTAATCATTGTGTCGCCGTCTCGGTACATTACAAGTAGATAATCATCAAAGGTGTTAGTTCCTTGGTTATCTCGGCGCACACCAATTATATTAATATTTAACTCCTTGTCAGGCGTGTCAAAGAATTTATATTCTTTCGCAGCGAAATACGACTTTATATTTTCAGGGGTCAGAATTTCCATCAGTGTCTTCGGTGGCGCTGGTGCTGGCATGTTGTTCAGTGCTCTGGCTATCATTTTTACGAATTGAATCCACAATTTCTTGAACCTCCTGATCTAGTTTCTTCATCTTGCATAGTAGTTTATCTTCATTCTTAGTAAACTTTAAGTCAGCCATGCCAGTCTTATAATATAACAGCATGGTCAAGTGGGCATTAAGATTGAAGTCTGGTTCTGCTTTGATCTTTGCTCTAATCCAGCGAACTACCCTTGCAGCAAAAAAGGCTTTTTCGGCATGGACCAAATTGTCCTCACCATTTATAACAAAACCTTCTTGCTCTAGAATTTTGAGGACATCAAAGGTCAAACTTCGCCCCGTTCATCCCTCATCTGCTGAATGCGGTCAGCCTCTCGGCGACCGCCACGGAAGCCGCCTGCTCCGCCGGGTTCCAGCGTGGTTACTCCACGCATCTCTAGTTCGTCTTCAATCCATGCTTGGCCGAGTGGGTTGCGAACTGGGTCGTCAACAAATCCTGTAATCTTCTCTGTGATTTCTTCTTCGGGAGGCCCGAATCTATCGTTGTCAATGATTACCATATTATCACCAAACAATCGTTGGTAGCCCGCTTTGTTATCTTGTACCTCTTTCCACATCTTTCGGACCTTCTCGTCCTTCAATTTGCGCTTCCTGCTTCTGTTTCTTTCCACCGCTATTTCTTCGCTTGTATCAACAAAGATAAGCATAGTGTCATATCCGAGGGCTTCAACGGCTTCTTTTTGGCGAGCCATCTTATTGTAGTCACGTCCAGTTCCGTCAATTAACATTCCAAGTCGCCCAGTCTCGTAAAAGGCTCTGAGGCTGGCAAGCTTTGCCTTGGCTACATTACGGATAGAGTCGGGAGACGGTCCCTGGATGATGTCCCAAAGTTTCGGGTCCTCTTCTTCAATTCTAGCTAGGTCGCCTGGGTCAATGCCTGCTTTCGCCAAGCCCTTTTCAAAAAAGTGATCGGAGTTTACATACTTGAGACCAGTTGGCCCCAAGAAAGAAGTGTTCTGGAATAGTGGCTTGCCCGAGGCATCTCTCATGCCGAAAATCAAATCGGCTGTGAAGGATTTTCCGCTGCCTGGTCCGCCAGCCGTGAAGACTGCTTTGAGGATGCCAGGGTCGAAGACGCCTTCCTCAATTATTTCAGGGCTTTCCAGTAGCCATTTATTTCTTTTTTCTGCCCGATAAGCAGAAACGACCTCTGCAACCAAGTTACGGAGGTCGTTTGCCTGAAAACGATTCATGTTTTCTCCCAGAAGCTACTGGCGCTTAAGAAGTCGTTCGACCACTCGCTTCAGCACCGCTTCAGTGAGAGACTCGTCATCGATGACCTCAAGGTCAAGCTCTTCTTTAACTTCTTCGTCTTCTTCTGTTTCAGCTTCGTTGACAGCTTCTTCTTCGTCAGCCTCAACAGCTTCCATTTTCTTATCACGCATTGCAGGATCACGCATTGCAGGATCACGCATTGCAGGATCACGCATTGCAGGGTCACGCATTGCAGCATCTTCGTCGTCCATGTCCATGTCCATGTCCATGTCCTCACCGCCAGCATCAGCTTCACCTTCAACTTCGATGTCTATGCCTGTTTCGCTGGAAATGGCGTCAACAACAGCAGCCACGATCTTCTCAACTGCTTCAGCTTCCTCAGGGGCAGCTTCGCCCTTTTCGCCAGCTTCCATGTCCATGTCCATTTCCATCTCTTCTTCTTCTTCGATGGACTCAACTTCTTCGGTTTCAAAACTATCGAGAAATGTCTCGGTCAGAGCAGGCATGTTAGCCAGCTTTCCCCAGCGTCTAATAACACGCTCGTTCAAAAGGTCTGTCTTCTTTTTGGTCATTATAATAATCTCCTTAAGGTGATTGTTTTGCAATCAAGATTAAGTAGTTATGAAATATAGAAAAATCCTTATTCATAAATAAAATCTTCTAAGAGCCCTGCTTCCTCCAGCTTATCAAAAGCAGCGTGCTCAATCTGACTAATTCTTGGAAAGCTTACACCCATACGATCAGCAACCTCTCTGAGGCTCAACCCGTTATCGTTTTTCCTTGCGCAAACCACAGCGCAATTCAAATCTTCCTCATAACTCATCCAGTTACGGCAGCCAGACTCATCACAAGGGAGCTTCCATTTTTCATAAACCTCAAAACAGGCTGGGTTAGCTGAATACTGCACCTCAAGATCATCTGGTTTCCTGTTCCTATCTCGATGTTGCTCTCTGGCATCTTTTCTATAAAACATTATTTTCTCCTCCCGCCCTGGGCTGTGAGAATGTGTGTGCCACTCTCAACTGTTCCCGCTGAGGTTTGGCGTGACCACTCTGCCTTCTGTTGAAGCTCCAGAATTGTCCGAGCACCCGTGTAAGATAATCCGCTGCGAATGCCGCCTTCCAAGTCACGGAGAATATCTACGACACTTCCCTTGTAAGGAATGTAGGAAGCAACACCTTCTGGAGTTGATGACCGATTTCGCCAACTCATCTGGGCATCCTTGGAAGCCATACCTCGATACTCTTTCATACGGCTTCCGTCGGGCATGGTGATAACCTGACCTGGGCTCTCCTCTGTTCCTGCAAGGAGGGAGCCACACATTACGAAGTCAGCACCAGCAGCCAGAGCTTTCACAATATCTCCAGAGGTTTTGATACCGCCGTCAGCAATAATCTTCACATCTCGGTCAGTTCGAGCGCAATCAAAAATGGTTTGAAGCCCAGCGAGTCCATGGCCTGTTACAATTCGAGTCGAACAGATACTACCGCCGCCAATGTTGCACCGAACAGCGTTAGCACCCCAGTCAGCCAGGTCGTTTACTCCTTCCAGGGTGCAGACATTTCCTGCGATAATATAAACGTCATCTCCAAAAGTGTCTTTTAGTTGCTCTAACGCCTGTTTCATCATGACATGATGCCCGTGGGCAACGTCCACACACAAGACATTCGCACCGAGAGAAACGACCGCCGTTGCTCTCTCTAAGAAGTCACCAGTTACACCAACCGCTGCCGCAACTAAAGAGGTGCTGGCATGGCTAGCTGCCCGTTTCACTAAGGCACCCTGCTCAGGAATGCTATTGTAGCGATGAATAACCGCTAATCCGCCAGCCCTTGCCATGGCGATACTCATGTCAACTTCAGACACTGTGTCCATGGGTGATGCCATAATAGGCAAGTCTAACGAAAACCCACTATTCATAGCGCTAGAAATGTTTACGTCACTTCTGCTTGTGATGTCGCTATATTGGGGCACCAAAAGCATATCATCGTAAGTTACTGCTTCTTTAAATTTCATTATTGTTCTCCACAATTTGTTTGGCTTTCTCTTGGCAATCTGGACAAAATAACCAGACTTTTTGTTTTTCTTCTTTGACTACAACTCTCCATGTCATGTGCGCCTCACGAGTCTTTGGAAATTCAGCACTACAAGTAGAACACGAACTTGGGAGTCTGTCAAACATGTTGATTTGTTTTTTTAGTTTGTTTTGCGTCTCCTGTGCTGCTGCCTTTTCTTTTCTCTTTTTGGCTGCTCGCTTTAGCTTTTTCTTATGCTTCTTATCCATTGACCACCTCAAAAGGCTCAGTGCGATAGTCATAGACCCAATCTGGAATCTTATCCGCTGGGTATCGCAATCGTGGCTTCGCAGCATAGAACTTGCGGTAAGATACGACTGGATTGTCCGACTGGAACTCTTCGGGCATAGCGAGCCGCAATGGAGTACACTCCTGTTGCGGGAACAGATCAGGATCAAACATCTCAATGATCTGCTGAAGAACCGCCTGGCACTTGTGTGTCTTATTGAAGCGGTGCTCGTACTCGTCGATCATCGCCTGACAATGTAGAGCGAGGTTGGTAAAGTTATTGGCTGACTCAGCGGCCCATAAGCACGATGGATGCTTAGGATTGAAAGAGCGATATGGAGCTTTGAGCCCCTGCTCGTTGAGCACGGTAGATAAAATCTGACAAGACTCCAGGATCATCTTGACAACTCGCAAGTTGTCCTGTGATCGAGCCGATGCCTCCCAGTCAATTTGACCTGTGTCAGCGTTACCTTCGATAGCAAAAATATTCATGAACCCTCCACTAGTTTAAGTTCTGTTTGGGGAATGTACTCTTCTTTGTTCCGATACTTGCCGCACCACTGGACCAGCACAAACACAGGGTCGCCACGGCGGCGGGCGAACTGCGTAGACTTGACCAGACCAACGAGACCATTCTCAGGGTCGCCGTATCGTACTAGTTGACCTGGCTCGAACTTAGGCTTGATACCCATTAGCCACCTCCGTGTTCAATATTATCACAGGAACTCACAATGTCAAAACAATTGTGAGCATTCACCAACATTTCTTCAAACCGCTCGCCAGTTGAGACCCACTGCATCCTCACATAGCGTCGGGGAGGGTAACCATTGCTTGGCTTCGGACCAGGGCGGGCTCTCGCAAGAACCAAGGCTAATTTTCCATAGTTCTCGTTACCCCAACGGCACCGCAAAATAGTTCCAGGCTGTTGAACCGCCCACATCTTATCCCTGCTGTTTAGCATAACTGATTACCTCCCAGTTAATCGCCATATATTCAAGTTTCATTCCGCTGGGGAACATGACATCATACTCACGATACTTTTCTTTGCTAGGCACAATGATAGCATACTCACCATTTTTGCGAATAGTGATATTGTTTCTACACCACCTCTTCGCCCGAAGTAGTGTTCCTGGTGAAACACCATCAGGGTTTATATTGAGCCGTGAGTTATAAGTTTCTCGTTGCATTACTTGATTTTCAAAATGTATCGTGCAGGGTATTGTCTCTTTTTACCTTTGACAATAACATCTACCATCTCAATCTCGCCGCCGAGATATTCATCAAGAGCCCAATAATTTGGCTTGGTTACAAGCCCAAGCACCCTTCTTGAGGCAACACTAACCAACTCACCAGCTTTATATTGTGGCTCCATAACTACCACATCCTTTTCGTCAAATGACTCTTATGAATGAACACGGTGCCACCATCAGGTTTCAACACGTTCCAATAACTTTTATTTACTTCTTCAATCAAAACCAGCGGGGTCTTGTGTTCTGCGTGCCAGATAAACCAGTTGGCAGACAGATGGTCTATGGAGGATTTGCGAATGCGGACCAAATCACCTGGCTTCATTTACCACCTCCATCATCGTGCTGTCTACGTTGACCCGTTGTGGCCCCTGCTTCGCACATTGTACCCACACGAACCCTGGGTCATCATCATACTTCGAGATGATGCCCATGTCAAGAACTATATTATAAGCCTTGAACTGGACTAGAGTTCCGAGTTTCACGATACCCGCTCCATGTTACAAACATAATCTACGAAAGGAGGCGTGCCGTCCAAGGGCTCGCACTTATAGAAGATGTGCTCCTCAGCACCTTCGTAATCTTGGCTAAACTTACATCCTGCGGACAGACTGACAACCAAAGCGATTTTGCTAACTGGCGAGCCGCCGCTGCTCTTGACCAACATACCTGGCTGGATGCGGCTGCGTTTCTGGATCGCCTTTGCTAACTCTCTACCTTGCTGCATTGATCAACTCCAAAGACTCTGGATAATGAATCTTGTTTTCGGGCATACCCTCTAGGTTAACCCATATAATCTCACCCCTGGCTTCAAAGATTTTTCGTATGAGGTATAATTCTTTGTTCCCTCGATGCCGAACCAAATCACCTGGCTGCATTGATCAACTCCAAATCTTCGGGGCTGAATACCTCATTGGCGGGGAACCCATCTAGAAAATAATATACTACCTTTCCCTTGATCTCCCGCTTACCATTAATCAGGTAAACGTTGCCATTTTTATATTTTACCAAATCACCTGGCTGCATTGATCAACTCCAATTCACAGAGGTTCTGTCCCCTGACTTCGCCATCATTCCAGAGAACCTCTACAACATCCATAACACCCCAAGAGAGAACAATAACTCCTGCTTGACCACTCTCAAGGTGCCGAACCAGATCGCCTTCTTTCATTTTCATAACTACTCTCCGCTATCTACGAGCCAAACAATTTCCCACGCCTCGTGAAGACGGGGGGGATAGTCTTCTTGACCTTCCCACTGCACACGAATGTTGTGGTGGTCACCGCCGACAACCACACCTTTACAGCCACGGTAAAGGGGGTGGTACCCTGCGTACTTGACACGCTCGCCATGAAACATATTGAAGTCACTCATCACTCTCTCCCTCCACAAGTATAGTATCATGGAAAGAGTTGCTGTCAAGTTTTTATTTGCTGCTCGAAGATAATAATTTAAGGTGATCTTCCCTGATCCAGTAGTCTTTATCAGGTGTCCTCACTTTGAACTTGTTGTCGGCTGTGAAAACATAACGTTGTTCTACAACAATCCCCGTGAGTGTTGTTAGATCAACATACTCCTCGGTCACTCTGTGAGACTTCTTAAATTCTACAAGGTCTCCGAGTTGATAGCGAAAACTAGGATTCACTGATAATGTCCAAGTGGTGGACAGAATAGTATTCTGTGTCAGGGGACCCCAGCCAATCCACTAGCACGCAAGTAGTACCGTGGTTTTTTACTTCAGGATCTGATAAAACAAGTCCGATCGGATTCCAGCCTAGATTGGCTTTGATGTCCCAGTCTGAGATTCGTACTAGATCACCTGGCTTCACTGAGAGCCTCCAGTGATGTAATGGGGTGAGAGAAGGTGCCATAGTCGCCAGACCACTGGACCTTGACAACTGCTCGGTCTACATTTACTACGAGCCCGAGTTGCTGTCGCTTCCAGCCTTGCCATCCCTTAGTCCGTCTTACCAAATCACCGACTTTCACTCAGCACCTCCTTAACACGCCAGGTGCTACAACTTCCGTAACTATTGTCATCACAATATTTAATACCAATATGAGGTAAGATATCTGGATGTGTTTCTGTCCCGTGCTTATATCGGATATCTGTTATGATAGCCATGTGACCTGACTTCATCATAACCAAGTCACCCACTTTAATTTTGGAGCGCCAAAGCTTTTCTGGGCTCACTCTACAATCTCCAACTCAAAGTCAGGATCATCCTGAAGGCTGACCCAGCGAGCGAAGAAGCCATGAGGCCCTTCATTCTCTTCTGACTCAAGCAGAAGGAATGGACCTGGAGCTTTGGAGTTGAAGTGAACCTTTAAGGACTCACCCACAACACGCCACAGAGCGCCCTGCTCACGAACACGGTTTTTGCCGTGACGTGACTTACCTACAAGTTTAACTTTCTTCTTAAGCATACCCATACCATTTGATAACATAGCTCATCTCCTTAGTACATGAAGGTGTTAGCGACAAGGTGATCAACAACCTCATCGTGGATATCCATAGCACTTTGAGGGTGCTCGTGGATGGCAACATACCAAGCGTCAAGTGCTGCTTGACCTTCGGCGTTGAGGATGTTTTCGATGTGTTCTTGAACCGACATTTCTCTCTCCTTACATTAGTATATTATCACGAGCAAAGAGTATGTCAAGTTTTTTATCTGTCGCCAGTGGATCCTAGGGCTCCATCACCTCTGCTGGTCTCATCATCATAGATATGGTCTGAATCAATTAGTTCAATATCAGTCCTGACCTTTACAAAAACAGCTTGGGCGATTTTATCTCCTTCGTGAAGGGTTTGGTTGCGATGGGTAACATTATGAAGATTGACAAAAATCTCTCCTGTATACCCTCTGTCAACTACACAAGCGCCAACAATCAACCCTCGCTTTGAAGCAATGCCTGACTTGTTTTTGATCTCAAGCATATAACCCTTAGGAACTTCAATCTTTAGTCCTGTTGGGAGGACCGAGGAGCCAAAAGGTAGTACAGTCTCAATCTGAGAATCTAACTCTGGTTTTGGCGGTGGACAAAAGAACAAGTCCATGCCAGCATCATCTGCATGGGCTCGTTTTGGTAGTTTAGCATTTTCGTGAACTCGTTGGACTCTTACACGCATATTATTATTTTCTTCCTTTTTTTCGTCCCAGTATCCTGGGCAAGCTGGCTTTAGATTGCAACCGCAACCAAAGCAATCTTCGTCTTTTACTAAATCTTTTCCATCAATCAACTTCAAAACTCCTTGAGTTAATGATTTCTTTTTCTGTCTGCCTAAAGTTATCTCGCTGCCAGTCGTCAATAGATTCCCAAAGGGCATCGTAATATTCATCTTCATTATCAAGGTTGGTGTCGGGGGAATATCGGCTGACAATATCCCTAACCTCATCTTCTGTTTCCGCAATGCCGCCGCTCCATAGATCAGGACCACTGAACACCATCCAGCCGACAAAGTTTGGACCTTCATCTTCATAGGAAACATTCATTAAGAGTTCTGGGTCAAGGTCTCCCAGTTGTTCGGCTAGCCAGCATAGTCCTAACTCTGGAGCATCCCAGGCACTTGTTCCAAAGATACCTTCTTCATCATGTTCCTCAAGGTAGCACCACTTTGCTCCAACATTTTCAATATACCAACTGCGACTATTTGTTTCTTCATAAGTTGGTGAATCTTCTCCGCCATCTACAAACATATCTCCAAAATTACAATCGTTATCTTGGAAGCGGCTGTATAGCTCTTGAAGCTTCTCTAGGGCTGCTTCGTTGATTTGTTCAAAATTAGCTCTGAAAGTCACATGATTAGCCATTGTTTTTTCCTCCGGCGCTGAAGTGGCGCTTAATAGTTTCAATATTTTCTTCTGCTTCCGTCAAAGTCTCCGTCCATTTAGTGACTTCTTCTAGAAGATTCGAGTGTTCTCCGATCCCAACTGAACTCTTTAGATAAACATCAAGAACAGCTAGTGCCTCGTCACGTTGTGCTTCGTATTTCGACAAAGCGGCTTGAAATAGTTTTTTGCTCATGTGAGCCTCCTAAATGACTTTTTGATCGAGCGGGTGCTGAACCCCCACTTCTCGTTATATTCTAAGTTAGCAACATACACTTTGTTAAGGGAGATCCTATCGTTTTCTTTCACTCCCCAACAACGGATGCGAGCATCGTGGGCATTGCTGTCGGTGGTGTGGATAATCCAGTATTCCTTGCCGTTCTTGGTCTTCTTTACTTTTACTTCCCTTGGAATGAACCAGACCAGTTGTAGGTCGGGGTCATACTCGCTGATAGGAGGGCAACCTCGGTTCATTAGGTTGTCTTGGATTTCCTGCGGCATAATCTCGTGGATTGGGAAAATGCCTGTGAGCGAAGCGAAGTGTTCCAACTTCTCTTCTTCGGAGAAGTCTCCCTCTGGCGCATACAACTCAATATTTTCCACTAGGTTCTTTTCCTTGCGTGGGCGGTCAACTGCGACGGCAGACCAGAAATGCTTTAGTCCCGTGAACCTATCATCCATCAATTCATCAAGGGCTTTGCTCCTAACCAGAACATCTAGCGCCTTCTTATTTAGCTTGGAGTATGTGATGTTCTCGTTGAATAAGAACTCTTCAATACTGCTGAAGGGTCGGTTAGTAACGATTTGATCGATAGCACTATCGCCAAGACCTTTGATACCAGCAAGAGGTTGAATCAGAGTCTTGCCATCTTCAGCAATTTCCCAGACTCGTCCTGACTTGTTAATGCTTGGCGGGACAATCTCAAAACCAAAGGACTTGGCAGTGTTGATCGCTCCTGCTTTCTTGTCTTCTGGCTCCTTATCGAGGAAGGCAGCCATCCATTCAACTGGATAGTAGTAGCTCAACCAAGCGCACTGGAAGGACACGGCACCGTAGGAGACAGCGTGAGACAGGTTAAAGCCGTAGCCTGAGAAAAACTCCATCTTGGACCAGAGATTCTTGGCAACATCTTCACTTAGTCCGTGGTTGTTACAGCCCTTGACAAACTTTTTATATAATTTGTCTTTGACTTTATCTTTGCCTGTTCCCTTTTTCGTCAAGACTT